TGACATGCAGCGCGTCTCCTATGACCGGATGTTCGCCGGGCAGCTCGTGCAGGAACTCGATGACGATTTGCGCGGCGTTCCGGTGGTTCCGGTGCATCAAACCTTTGTGGGGTTGTCCCCGGCGTGTAAGGAGATGGAACGCCTACTCGGCTTGAAGGGTCGGGGCTTTCATCACGGCGGCAACCCGGTGTTGCGGTGGATGGCGTCGGTGGTGGAAGTGAAAAACGACGGCATGGACAACATTCGTCCGGTGAAACCGGATCGGCAGAAAAGCATGTACCGGATCGACGGAATCCAGGCGGCCGTCACAGGTTTGGACGGGGTTGTGCGCAAGGCGACTCAGCAGGACGGTTTGACGCGTGTCGCGGCCGGCTCGGTTCGCGGATATTAGGAGGAGGTGGCAGTGACTTCACCTGTTGAGGCCACGATGGCCGCCTGGGCAGCCACAGATGGGTTGTCTCAACTGAAACCCCGAACCACTGTGATGCTGCCCGTGATGCCCGCGGAGAATCTTCCGGAGTGGTGGCGGGACCGTCTGTACAAGAAGATCACTGCGCGCCGCCCGTACATCGAGTTCATGGATGACTACTACTCCGGTAATCATCCGTTGCCGTGGCTACCCTCTCAGGCCCGCGAGGAGTTCCGCCGCATCCTGGCGATGACCCGCTCGAACTACATGGGTTTGGTGTGTGACGCCCAGGTGGAGCGGATGGAAGTCCAGGGCTTCCGTATCGGCGACAGTAGCGAAGCCGATAAAGAGACGTGGCGAATCTTCCAGGCCAACAACATGGATTCCGATCTCGACCTGGGGTTCCTAGAGTCGGCGAAAAGCGGATATGCCTACCTGATGGTGGGGCCGAACCCGAGAAGGTCGGATCTGCCGTTGATGTCGGTGGAGCATCCCGCGCAAACCATCGTGGAGACCGCCCCCGGAAACAGGCGTGAGCGATCGGCCGGGCTGAAGACGTGGGTGGATGACTGGACGGGCGAGGTTGTGGCCCGCCTATATCTTCCGGAGTGGGTGTTCGGGTGGCGCGGGAAGGTGTCCGCGACCAGTGGGGTTCCGCAGTGGAATGCGGATGGTGAGCCGTACCGAAACCCTGTGGGCGAGGTGCCGATCACTGAGTTGCTGAATAACCCTCAACTGTTGGGTGGGGGACGGTCGGAGTTGTACGACCTGACCGACATTCAGGACCGGGTGAACAAAACCATCGCGGATAGGTTGATCACCCAGGATTTCGGGGCGTTCCCGCAGAAGTGGGCCAGCGGCTACCCCGATAAGACTGCCGATGGGCAGCCGAACACGATCGACATCGGCCGTAACCGCATGGTGACTTCCGACGTGAAGGAAACCCAGTTCGGTCAGTGGTCCGCCGCCCCTCTTGACCCGTACTCGGCGGCGAAACGTGAAGATGTGAAAGACATTGCGTCCCGTTCCCGCACACCCGCCCAATACCTGCTGGGCGAGATGTCGAACGTGAACGGTGAAACGCTGAAGGCTTCGGAGTCCGGCTTGGTGTCGAAGGTGCGTCAGCGGTTCCGCGGCCACGAGGACGGCATCGAAGATGCCGCGCGGATGGTGCGGCGCCTCGCGGGGATCGCAAGCCCCGATGACGTTTCCATGGAGACGATCTGGCGGAACCCGCAGTATCGCAGCGACGGCGAAGTGACCGACGCGGCGATCAAACGGTTCCAGGCCAGGGTTGCCACTCTCCGGCAGACCCGGGAGGACTGCGGCTATTCCGCAGCCGTTATCGAGCGGATGGAAGCCGAAGACGCAGCGGCTCCACCGGTTGAAAACTTCCCCCAGTAGGGGTTAGTCGCCCACATCCAGCGATCAATGGATGGGTAGTGCCGACGGGCTTACGGGAGAAACATGACTGAGCAATCAGGGAACGAAAACGAATCAGGCAACTCGGGAAACGAAGGCAACCCCTCCGGTAACGAGTTCTCGCCGATCACCTCGCAGGACCAGTTCAACGAGGTCTTCAACAAGCGGTGGGCGCGCGAGCAAGCCAAGATTCACGAGCAGTACAAGGGCTTCGACGAACTCAAAGCCAAAGCTGAACAGTTCGACCAGCTCGAATCGGCGAATCAGACAGAGCTGCAACGCCTCCAAACGGAACGCGAAGCGGCGATGCAGAAAGCCGCCGAGAACGAGGCCCGCGCCGCAGCAGCCGAACAGGCCGCCATGCGGCAGAGGGTCGCCATTGAAGAAGGGCTCCCCCCGAAGTTCGCGTCCCGCCTGACGGGTGAAACCGAAGACGAGTTGCGGGCCGACGCGAAGGAAACCTTCGGCGAGTTCATCACCACACCGTCGTTCGACCACGGCCCGCGGAACAAGAGTGCTCCGCAGTCGATGAACGATTTGATCTTCGGCGCAGCGAAGAAGCGCTGAAACCTGCAGGACACCGGCACGGCCCGGTAACTGCCAACACTAAGAAGGAGATACCACCGTGCCGTATAACAATCTGACTTCGCGGTCCGACGCTGAGGCGCTCATCCCCGAAGAGGTTTCCCGGGAGTTCCTGGGCTACGCAGCGAAGGAATCCGCTGCCCTGACCCAGTTCCGCCGGGTGCCTGTGGCTGGTTCGCAGGTCCGGTTCCCGGTCCTGTCGGCGCTGCCCTTGGCGTACTTCGTCAACGGCGACACCGGCCTGAAGCAGACCACCGAGGTGGGCTGGGCGAACAAGTACCTCAACATCGAGGAAGTCGCCACCATCGTCCCGATCCCGGAGAACGTGGTCGATGACATCCGCGACGCCGGGAACATCGACATTTGGTCTGAGGTGCAGCCCGCAGTGGTGGAGGCCATCGGCCGCACCATCGACGCTGCGGTGTTCCTCGGTACGAACGCCCCCGGAACGTGGCCCACCGACATCCTGTCGGCTGCCACGACTGCGGGCAACGATGTGCCGGAGGGTTCTACCGCCGCTGAGGGCGGCTTCTACAACGACATCGACAATGTGCTCGCTGTCGTTGAGGAGGACGGCTTCGACGCCACCGGTTTCGTGGCGGCCCGCACCGCGAAGGGCAAGCTGCGGTCGGCGCGTAACGCCCAGGGTGACCGTCTCGACGGCAACCGCGCCGACGCGTCTCTGATGACCATCGACGGTTTGCCGGTGTCGTACCCGATGCGAGGCCTGTTCCCGGCTGATGTGCGGCTGTTCGCCGGCGACTGGTCGCAGTTCGTCATCGGCGTCCGCCAGGACGTGACGTTCAAGCTGCTCACCGAGGCTGTGATTCAGGACAACACGGGCGCCATCGTCTACAACCTGGCGCAGCAGGACATGGTGGCGATGCGCATCAAGATGCGGATCGGCTGGCAGGTCGCCAACCTCATCAACAACGACCAGCCCACCGAAGCCAACCGGTATCCGGTCGGTGTGCTGACCGTCGCCGGCAGCTAAGCAGAAAGGGAAACAGACCATGGCTGAGTCCAAGAGCGAGAAGAAGGCGCCGGAGTCCGAAGAGGACAAGGGTTACCGCGGCGTTCAGGCCGATGAGACCCCGAACGAGAACTACACCGTTGCGGGTGTTCTCGCCGGCAAGCCCACCCCGGAGACGGACTCCAAGTAGTGAAGTTCGCCGACCAGGCTGACGTGACCAGCCGGTTCGAGGGAACGTTTCCTTCGGACCGGCTGGCATGGGTGGATGTCCGCATCGGTGATGTGGAGAACGCACTCATGGGCGTCATCCCCGAACTGCGGAAACCTCTCACTGAGATTCAAGAGCGGGCTGAAGCGCGCGGGGACGCCGGGTACGTGGACCGTGTCATCACGTTGGTGTGTGACAAGGTGTTGCAGTTGTACCGCAACCCTTCCGGCGCTGTGCAACGGTCTCAGACGATTGATGACGTTTCGGAGTCTTGGTCGCTGTACCGCCCAACATCCCAGGCCACTATTTCGTTCAGTTCTGATGAGTTGGCTTCGGTGCAGTTCACGGAATGCTCTGCGCGTTCAGTGCGCCTGGTCGCATGGACTAACGACACCTGGTCTTCATGCTGAACATTCCGTCCGAGTTCGGCAGGCAGACGGTCGGTTTCGTCACTGTCACCGACACGGGAACGCCGGGCTATCTGGGGGTCACTGAGCAAACCCGAACCGTGGTTGCGCTGTCGGGGGTGCGGTTTCGTCCCTTGAGCACCGAGGAAACCTCCGGGTTGACCAGTGAACTCAAAGGGCTGACGACCATCGCGGGTGAGGTGTGGAAACTCACCGCGCCCGCCGCAGCGGCTTCACTGGCGGCGCAGTCCACCGGGGAGATCGTCTACGACGGCACCACAAACCCGGTGTGGGACGACGACGACAACTCCAACGTCTTCCAGATCGACGGGTTCAACCAGCCTAAGCCTGGAATATTCGGTGGGGTTCATCACGTCACCATTCTGTGTCTGCGGCAGAAGTCCTGATGTCGAACGCGTTCTTCCGATTCGGAATCTCTGATGCCGAGTTGGCGCAGGCTATCGCCACCTCCAGCGAGGTGGACGCCGGGCTGAAGGATGAGGCGCAGAAAGTCGCCGACTACTGGGTTGAGCAGTCTCCCATTGATGAGGGGGATTACGCGGCGTCGGTGAAGGTGTTGAGTGTCCGCCACGGTAAGGCGGTGGTGGGGACGAAACATTGGAAAGCCCACATGATCGAGTTCGGCACCAAAGCCGACCCTGAAGGGTCGAAGTCGCCGTTCGGCCCTGATACTCCCACTCCGGCGTTCGCGGTGGGGCAGAGGGTTGCCGAACATTTCGGCGGGGACCTCACCGGGGACGGTCTTGAATGAGCGCCCCACTTTTCGGTGAGGACGCCCCCGATGCCGAAGATTTCGTGGTGTCGTGGCTGCAACCACTCCTCAGGTCTGGCGTGGAGAGACGGCAGAGCGACCCTTGGCCGTTCGCTCTGGTGCAGCGCATCTCAGGTCTGGACAACCCAGAGGCGGGGCTGGATGACCCTGTGGTTCAGGTGGACATCCTCCACAAGGTGAAATCCGGCACTGTTCCCGTCGCTGTGGCGGGGAAGCAGTGGGCCAACGACGTCCACCGCCGCATGACCCTGTTGGGGCTGACCTACCCGGACGTGACTCTCTCGGACGGGTCTGTCGCGGGGATCGACTATCTGACGGTGTTGATCCGGCCCCACCGTGAAC